ATCAATGACATTGTGTCTAACCTTGTGTATGAGTGTGAGCGTCAGTTCAAAGAAACACACCAGGACTACAAGACTGATGATGATGAAATGTTCATTCCCTATCGTTCATTCAAAGAAAATGTAACAGAAGCACTCAAAGAAGCAATGCCATGTGCTCTAGAAAAACACAACCAGCAAGTTCTTGCTAAACTAGAATGCCCTCCTTGTGATACTCTTTCTTGTGCCGATCATTTGACTGACGAATAAATTTTTTTTACTCTCTATTTGAAAATCTACTTTTGTTTTCAAAAATGTCGGAAAAAAATTCCGGCAAAATTTTTGACTCTCAAGGTCACATGTGAAAAATAAGGTCTTCGGACCTTATTTTTTTATAGTAATCACTTTTATACATATTTCTAAAAGAATTGAAATATGATTACCTCGGAAACCCCGTATAAAATGGTAGAAATAATTCATGATACTTGGCCACAATTGCATCGTCCTGGGGTAAATAGTAGTAAAAAACACAAGAGTGTACAAACAGGAACGCCTAAACATAAAAAATGAAGAGTGTGCAAAACTTTGGCATGAATGGTTTGAACTGTTTAATGAAAATGAGACAAGATATACAGAAGAGACGAGTAGGAGAAGAAAGGTTTGGTGTAAGTGCTGTGATGAGTTTAGCGCCATGATTCATGAAGAATACTTAGAGATGCTTGAAAAACATGGCAAAATGTTGTAATATATAACGGTAGTTATATTAAAACGATGAAAATTTTTCTTGATACAGCAGATCTTAATGAAATTGAAAATGCAGTAAGAACTGGATTGGTTGATGGAGTTACAACCAATCCAACGTTAATCAAACGTAGTGGAAGAACTCTTCCTGATGTTGCACAAGAACTGACTACTAAGTATCCCCAGTTTGAAAGTGTTTCTTGTGAAGTAGTTGCAGATACTGCTGAGGAAATGGTCGAACAAGCAGAACAATTTATCGCATTAGGTAGTGAAGCAGTCACTATTAAAGTTCCATGTACTGTGGAAGGTTTGATTGCATGTAAGCAACTTTCGGATAAAGAAATTAAAACGAATGTAACTCTTGTGTTCTCTGTGGCACAAGCAATCATGGCAGCAAAAGCAGGTGCTACATATGTTTCTCCATTTGTTGGTAGGTGTAATGATAACTCTTTTAGTGGTGTTGAATTGGTTCGTGCGATTGCAGGTACTTACAATGCTCATGGAATGAAGACTCAAGTTCTCGCAGCATCTCTTCGTGATTGTCACCATGTTTCTAGGTGTTATCTATATGGTGCTAAGATCGTTACAATGCCTCCTAAGGTCTTCTGGGCAATGTATGATAGCGTTCTGACCCGTGAAGGTTTAGCGTTGTTCCAGGCGGACTGGAAAGACTCTCAAAAGTATGAATAAGGTATAGAGAAACAATTTTCAGCATAAATAATTTTAACCTCTATTATCAAAAGAATGATCGATTACTCAACTTTATCAGAGGAAGAGAAGATTGAATTATTTAATTTGAGATCAGCAGAACAAGATGTTACAAATCAACATACTTTTAAAGTTGAAATTCGTCCTGGTGTTATTAAATATAATACTATTTCAAAAGGAAAAAAGTATAAAATTAATAGACCTGATAAAAAAGCCGCTCATAATAGAGTTGTTGAAGTTTTAACTTTTGCATATAAAAAACTTAAAAAAGATGAACCTTATGATAATGAAGTTCCGATTGGTGTAGTTATAAGGTTTATTGATAGAAATGTAAAAGGCACATACTACGATATGCTGGATTTAATTGAATTAAATTGAATCATTTTTATAGAACATCTGGAGAGTACATGTATAATTTACATGCACTCAATTCCGGAGAAGCTAAAAGAATGTGGAAAGATTCTATAAAAAGTAAATGGAATCATAAATGTGCCTACTGCGGATCTAACAAAGAAATAACAATCGATCATGTAATTCCTCAATCAAAAGGTGGAATAGACACTTCTTTAAATTGTGTCGCATGTTGTCATTCTTGCAACAAAGATAAAGGGCATACTCAATGGGAAGAGTGGTATAAAAAACAGTCATTTTTTACTTATGAACGTATGCATGATATTTTAGAGTGGATAACTCCTAAAAAACCAATACCACTTAATACGTACAAACGAAGGAGGAATAAAGTTTATTGATTATGACTTTTATAGTATATTCCAAAGACAATTGTTCATATTGTCATAAACTAAAACAAGTTTTGGAACTGACCGGAAAAAAATTTACAATTCTTAATTTGGGTGAAGATTTTGATAGAGAAGAATTTTTAGATAGATTTGGGGAAGGATCTACTTTTCCCCAAGTAATATATGATGGTGAAAATATAGGAGGATGCGTTGAAACCATTAGATTCGTCAAAAAAGAATACATCAGAACACAAACTAAATAATACAGAAAAGAATCGTGGTATTGATTTTATTGTAAGTGGAGGTAAAAGGAAAAAAATACCAACAATCAGTTTAAAGATTAATAAAATTATTTCTCTATTTAAAAGAGAAATAGATATTAATTTTAATTTTTCTATTTTTTATAGAAAAAAAGAAAATCAATAGGAGAAAAAAATGTTAGCAACAAGTTTAGTTTTTGGATTTCTTTTAACTGTGTTGTTTTTGATTGTTGGGTTAATATCTGGGTGGACAATTAGAGAATATATGCTAAAGTATCAAGACACACCTTTCCTTCATCCGGAATTTTTTGATGAACATGGTAATGTAATACCCGATGAGGTGTTATCAATATCATTTTCGAATCCAGAAGATTTTTTTATGGACGAAGATGAAATTGATGAAAATTGATAGAGAGAATTAACCTTTAAAATAAAATCTAAATATAACCATAATTATTCTTTACTTAACTTAATGACATGGCAACAAAGAAAACAGTACAAATAACGGAACTTCCTGCCAATCCTTTTATTTTTGAAGTTCTTCAGGTAGTTCATAAATTAAGGACAAAATCTTCTAAAATTGAAGCACTTAAAAAATATGAACATCCTTCGTTAAAAGCAATTTTTATTTGGAATTTTGATGATAGTGTAATATCTTTATTACCACCTGGTGATGTTCCATATTCATCTGCTGGAGATCAGACTTCTTTAAGTGGGACACTTAGTGAAAAAATAAAAGGTGCAGTGGATAGTATGAATGAATTGAATAGTAATTCTCTTGGATCTCAAGATCAAGGAAAATCATCTATTCGTAAAGAATATGATAAATTTTATAATTTTATCAAAGGTGGTAATGATAGTTTAAAATCTCTTCGTAGAGAAACTATGTTTATTAATATTATTGAAGGATTGCATCCTTTAGAAGCTGAGGTTTTATGTTTAGTTAAAGATAAAAAGTTATCTGAAAAGTATAATATTACCAAACAAGTTGTATCTGAGGCATATCCTGATATCACTTGGGGCGGTAGAAGTTAATTATGAAAATTCTTTATGAAGATTGTGATCCTGATAAGGCACTAGATAAATCATTACCATATACAGCATACTTGGTGCAATATAAAGTGGATGGTGAAACACATTATGATGTTGCACTAGGCAAAAAGCAAGTTGAAATCTTTGATGCTTATTGGGATAAGTATCGCGAGAACTTTGTGAATATGAAGCAGAGTGAGGGAAGAATCAATCCAAAACTATGGGGTAATAAACCACCCGAAACCAAAAAGCGAAAGTAGTTCCAAAAAAGGTCGAAAAAAATCTCCAGGAATTTTTTGGTTTGTAGGGTCGCTTGACTAAATAAGGTATGAGGTTTATAATAGACCTGTCGTTTATCGGAGAAATCTCCGACGCAAGTAAGTCGCGCAACGGAACGTTGATCCCATGTTAGAAATACTTCTGTATTCTGCACTCACATGCCTTGAAGCTGATTCAATTATCGAAAAAATCAAAGCAGACGAAAATCTTAAAAATAATATTAAGATTGAGTTAGTTGAGACAGTGAAAGAATCAGTACCCGAGTGTAAATGGGACGCAAACGACTGAAGAAACGGAAAAAACGGATCCTGATTATTCAGAGAAGGTTAATTTCACCCATTTCTTTAGGAGTATAAAAATGAACACACTTAATATGATTCGCAAGCAGATCAATAAAGCATCTGCACTTCACGACGCACAAATTCTCATGACATCCTATCGTGGTGTCAAGTATGAGTGCAAGCAAGGAACCGATGA